ATGGCTCACTGCGAGGTTCTGATGAAAACTGCCAAAAACAAAAAGGGAAGTGTAACATACTGGACTCCGCTTCCTTCTTTGTCTGGAATCACTGATATTACAGAAGAAGACAAAGAACTGTTTAGCATGTTCCGCGAAACGATTGAGGGACATAACAACTATGTTATGAATGCTTATCGTGAAGCGCAGAAGCTTATGGTATCTGACGAAGACAGTGATCTTGCATCGGACTTCAGTGATGCTGACGCTGCTTAAAATCCAAGACTTCATGTCAAAAGCTATTCAGGGGGACACCGCTGTCTCCCTGACTAGCATTTCTAATTTTGCGGAAGAGTGCAAAGACTCTGCGTTGCGCCAGCTTACACGTGAACGTGGAGAGTGGCGTCTTCGCATGTCTGGAATCGGACGCCCTATGTGTCAGCAGTTGCTTGACAAACAGGGTGTCGAAGAAGAGATGGAGTACAACTCTCTATTCCGTTTTTTGTTTGGCGATATCACAGAGTCTATTCTTATGCTTGTTATGCGTGAGGCAGGTGTCGATATCGTTGACTTTCAACGTCCGGTAGAGTTGGACTTGGACGGCATAAAAGTAAAGGGCACACTTGATGTCATCATCCGTGATGAGGCTGGCATTGAAAAAGTTTGGGATATTAAATCTGCAAGCGACTGGGCTTTTAAAAATAAATTTACAAATTTCGGAGGATACGAAAAGCTAAAAGAAGATGATCCGTTTGGATATCTTATGCAGGGCTTTTTGTACGGAGAAGCTACTGGATTGCCGTTTGGTGGGTGGATTGTCGTCAACAAGTCCAGCGGAGAAGTCGCCGTAGTGGAATCCGGAGATTGGTCAGGAGAAGATAAAAACTATTATCTTGATTTGGCAAAGACACGTGTCAAGCAGTTGACTGGCTCTGACACAAAAATGGTAAAGTATCCCGATGAGTTCGAAACGTATAAACGAGGCGGAGAGGTGATTCGGACTGGCAACAAAATACTTGCGCGTCCGTGTCATCTGTGTGGGTATCGTCATCATTGCTGGCCTAACTCTCAGTTGCATCCAAAGGTTACATCGCGGGCAAAGACACCGCCTATGACGTGGTACTCGAAGCTTACAAAAAAGGAAGTATAATGCCTTACATATTTGTAAGAGATTACGATGTAGAGTTGATGGAGATGAATAAAGATCTTCACCACATCTACATAGAGTCGCACAGAAAACATGGTGGCGAACGCCGTATAGTGTACTTGCGTCAAAACGCCAGAGGCATTCCTCTTACGTTGCGCGACAACTACTCCGAAATGGGATTGCTTTCCGCAGAGACAGAGAAACGTGACATAACAACGGTAGAATCAGAAATACAAACAATAAGCAGAGTGTCACAATCTGGAGTTAATGTATGCGTTCCTCTGAACCATCTGACAAACGAACTTTCTCACATCGAAAGACAATCCCCAAAAGTGGCAGGGTACGTTCTAAAAAGACTGGCGTCTATAGGAATGGCGTTGTGAAAAAAAGTTCCGCACAAAAGGCGGGATACAGATCAACCTTTGAACTACACATAGCAAAATCCCTAGCCAATAATAAAGTTCCATTTGAATACGAAAACGTAAAATTAACTTACGTTCCAAAGCCGCGTGTTTACACACCGGATTTTTATTTGCCTGAATCAGACGTGTATGTCGAAGCAAAAGGATATTTAGACAAGGGTGACAGAGTAAAGATGCAACTGGTAAAGGAACAGCATCCTGATCTGGATATTCGATTTGTTTTTCAAAATGCCAACAATAAGATTTACAAGGGTAGCAAAACAACCTATGCTACTTGGGCAACACGGTATAACTTTAAATGGGCAGAGGGCACAATCCCTGCAGATTGGTACAAACCAGATGAGTGATGATACATACACAGAAGAAGATGACTTTACAGTAGCTATGGAACGGATGTCTTTGCTTCCAGACAGGTATTACATAATACTTTCTCCTGAAGAAAGACCTGACGGCGGCGAAGGCACATTTCGTTTAACAGCGTACGACACAACAAGTAAGACGTACGAAAAAGATGAAGACTTTGATGCCGCCATGATTATGCAAGAAGGAGTTCTGTCAGCCATACGCGAGAGAGCAGAAGATCTATATGATATGGGTGTGGCATCTATAAAGTTCAAAATCCTTGCAGAAGAAATGCTCAAGCACGAAGACATTCCGCTTCCTGAAAGCGTAGGGGAAAATGTTGTAAAAGTAGACTTCGGAAAGAAACAATGATTAAGAACAATTGGAATCTTAACAACTACCAAATGCAAGCCCGCAAAACGGCCATCTATCCGGATGAATCAAAGATAGTGTACCCTGCGCTGGGTCTAGCTGGTGAGGCCGGTGAGGTTGCAGACAAGGTAAAGAAAATTATTCGAGATGGTCGCACGGATGCACTTTACTACGGAGAAATCGCAAAAGAGATTGGCGACGTACTTTGGTATTGCGCTGTCCTTGCAGATGATTTAGGATTTTCGCTACAGCAAATCGCAGAGATGAATATTCACAAGCTTAACTCTCGTGCTGCAAAGGGAACAATTAGCGGTAGTGGAGATAACAGATGACAGACTACAACAAAATAATGAAAGAAATAGAAATGAAACGCCAGTGGAAAGATGTAGACTGGCTAGAAGAAGTGAGGCCCGATAATGTCAACCATCCGCCACACTATAATCAGGCAGGTATCGAATGCCTTGACGCAATCGCGGCGGCGACAGGTGACGGCTTCGAACACTACCTGCAAGGAAACATCCTCAAGTACCTCTGGAGATACCGTTACAAAAACGGACTCGAAGACCTCAAAAAAGCCCAGTTCTACTTGAATAAACTTATCGCAACAAAGGAAGAAATAAAATGAATAATATGCTGCCCACACCGTATCAACAATTTATCCACAAGTCGCGCTATGCTCGTTGGCTAGAAGACGAACAGCGCAGAGAAAACTGGGATGAGACAGTTGACCGGTACGTAAACTTTATGGTTAATCAAGTACAAGGTAAATGTAATTACAAAGTAGATACAAAAGTTGTAGAGGAGATTCGGGAAGCCATTCTGAATCTTGAAGTGATGCCGTCCATGCGGGCAATGATGACTTCTGGTCCAGCCCTTGCGCGAGACAACATCTGTGGGTACAATTGTAGCTACATTCCTGTAGACAGCCCCCGTTCGTTCGATGAGTGCATGTACATTCTTATGTGTGGTACGGGTGTCGGATTCTCTGTGGAACGGGAGAATGTGGACAAGTTGCCCACTGTTTCGGATAACTTCGATGATTCGGATATTGTCATCACGGTTGGCGACAGCAAGATTGGCTGGGCCAAAGCATTTCGCGAACTGATTGCGTTGCTTTACGCAGGGCAAGTTCCCTCGTGGGATATGTCAGGGGTTCGTGAAGCGGGCGAACGCCTAAAGACTATGGGTGGCCGTGCGTCTGGTCCGCAACCATTGGCTGACCTGTTTAATTTCACCGTCCAGATGTTCAAAAAGGCAAAAGGACGTAAGCTATTCCCCATCGAATGTCACGACTTGATGTGTAAGATTGGGGAGATTGTTGTTGTTGGCGGGGTGCGGCGTTCTGCGCTTATCTCCCTTTCGAATCTGAACGATGACCAAATGGCCCACGCTAAATCGGGTCAGTGGTGGGAACATGAAGGTCAACGTGCCCTCGCCAACAACAGCGTTTCGTACAAAGGCAAACCAGAGATGGGAACCTTCATGCGGGAGTGGCTTGCACTTTACGACAGCAAGTCTGGTGAGCGCGGCATCTTTAACCGTGAGGCTGCTGACAAACAGGTGGGCCGCAACGGACGCCGTGAACAAGGCCACATGTGGGGAACGAACCCGTGTTCCGAAATCATCCTTCGCCCGTACGAGTTTTGCAACCTTTCGGAGTGCGTGGTTCGCGAAACGGACGACCTGAAGTCTTTGAAGCGTAAGGTTCGTCTTGCAACCATTATCGGAACCATGCAGTCAACGCTGACTGACTTCAAATATTTGAGGAAGATATGGAAGGACAACACAGAAGAAGAACGATTGTTGGGCGTATCTTTGACTGGTATCATGGACCACTCCGTGCTTTCAAAGAATACAGACTCAAAGAAGTGGCTCGAAGAAATGCGGCAAACAGCAGTGGATACGAACAAGGAGTTTGCCCAACTTCTAGGAATCCCACAAAGCAGTGCCATTACTTGTGTCAAGCCGTCGGGCACTGTGTCTCAGCTAGTGGACGCAGCAAGCGGTATTCACGCCCGCCACAATGACTATTACATCCGTACGGTTCGCGGCGACAACAAAGACCCGCTGACCCAGTTCCTTAAAGAGCAAGGTGTACACAGCGAACGTGACGTTACAAAGCCAGAGTCTACAACTGTGTTTTCGTTTCCGGTAAAATCTCCAGAGGGGGCTATTACACGGACACAGATGACAGCCATAGAACAGCTAGAGTTGTGGAAGACGTACGCTTTGCACTGGTGCGAACACAAGCCATCAATCACTGTCTCTGTAAAAGAACACGAGTGGATGGAAGTCGGTGCGTGGGTGTACGCGAACTTTGACGTGGCATCAGGTGTTTCGTTCCTTCCGTTCAGTGACCACACCTACCAACAGGCTCCGTATCAAGACATCGAACCCGATGACTATCTTGAGTGGATGCAGGTGTACAAATACTTGCACATTGACTGGTCTGCACTTTCGGAGTACGAAAAAGAAGACCACACTACAGGTTCACGAGAGTTAGCGTGTACGGCTGGGGTTTGTGAAGTTGTTGACTTGAATGCGGCGTAAGAAAAGAGTTGATTATGCTGGTACTTTTCGTAGACCCTTTAAATCAAGAGGCCATTTATGGTAGGGATAGGCCGGAAAAGCTAAGAGAATGGATGTGTGACTGCCAGCACCACTACAAGGAGTTTTATTGACACATGGAACTATCAATCACAGTAACAGATATCGTTGAAACGTCAGACGGTGGTGCCGCTGTAGTTTTCGAACTGAGTGAAGATGCACGTCAAGCCTTGCTTTCCTACGCTTTGCGTGATATCTTGACAAAGAACTTAACAGAGGTAATCAATGACGAAAAAATCGGTGACTTCGAAACAGTCGACATCGAAGAGTACATTGCTGGTATGGAAGAGGGGTGAGGATTGGATACAATTCAATCCCCCTCGCAATTCGGAACAATGGGATGAGTGGCAAAAAGCAAAACAAAAAGATAAAGAACGATCTTAGAAATTACACAAGATCGGAGCCAAGATTCGAAGATGGTGAATGGTGGTACATTCGTCCAAGTGGTGTGAGAGAAAGAGTAAAGTCTCACGCCAAAAAGAATCTTACTCGAATGTTCGTTAATGGCAGGTATATACCTAAGTCACACCCCCTGCACAAGCCCGGACGATACAAATCGCTTGACGATGCGTGGTCACACGAAGAAATCGAAAAGACTAGCGAAGGATACGTATACGCCATTGTGAATCCAGCATGGCCTGAGTGGATAAAAGTCGGAAAAGCAGTGAGTGCTGATGATAGACTTTTGGGATATCAAACCTCATCACCGCACAGAGATTATAAAATTGTAGCCACAATGACATCGGACGATAGACACGAACAAGAAAAAGTCATACACAGAGTATTTGCGAACAAGTGCTTGCAAAGAAAAGGTGAATGGTTTAAGCTTGCGGAACAATCTGCAATAGACATTTTTGAAAGACAAGGAACAAAAGATGAGTGATACTCAGCGAACGATTACAATAAACGACAAACAAGTTAACGTGTCCGATTTGGATGGGGTGCAACAATACTACCTACGTCACATTGACGATCTTGATGCACGTATATCTTCGGCCCAGTTTGGGCTGGATGAAATGCGGGCAGCACGGGAATACTTTGGTAACTCCCTTGCGGCGTCTTTTATTCAAGGCGAAATTGACGAGGCTGTAAATGACTCCGATTCAGATAACTCCTGATATCATTAGCCGTGCCAAAATAAAAGCTGCCTCTGTAGGTAATCTACAGGGCAGCATAACTGGTAGCCTAAGTAATGTTGTTGGTGCCATTGGCGAGATTATTGTAGCGGACGCGCTGGGTGCTACTGAAGCGAACACCTACGACTACGATCTTGTTAAAAACGGACGACGTATTGACGTGAAGACAAAGCGGTGTAACACTGCGCCGCGAAGTAATTACGATTGCTCCGTTGCTGCACACGGCTCCAAGCAAGACTGTGATAGCTACGTCTTTGTTCGAATACTGACAGACACGTCAAAAGCGTGGATACTTGGTGAAATAAACAAATCCGATTTTTACGAACTCGCAACACGATACCGCCGTGGAGACATTGATCCGGATAACGGATTTGTATTCAAGGCCGATTGCTACAATCTACCTATAAAAGAATTGAAACAAATCAATGCAAAGCAAAGCCAATCTTTTTAAGTTCGAAGCTAATCTTCGCCAAGACGGAAAAGTAGAACTGAATACTGACTGTGTAAACATTGAACAATTTGAACGTACAATGAACGAAGGGTTGCCAGAGTATGACGGCGCACACTCGATAGCAACCCTTTTACGTTATCTCAAATCTATGTCCGATGAAATGATGGACAAGTCGAGTAGATATATTTAACGCATTTTTACGCCGCGACCTTTGAGAATGTCGGCACGTGTTACCTTGCCGTCACCTGTCAGGTCAGGAAAAGCTTTTCCGCCCATAGCCATCGCTGTCATGCCCATAGGC